ATACTACTAAAATCAATGGGAATCAATCATGAGTTATTTAGGAATACCACCATTTGGTCAAACAGTTAGAACTATAACTGAAATTCTAGCTGATTCTGCGCAATCATCTTTTCTTATCAGTGGTGGTTATATTACTGGGTATGTAGACGTTTATCTTAATGGCGTTGCATTGTCTTCTTCTGACTTTACGGCAAACGATAATATAAATGTAGTTCTTAGTGTACCAGCAATAACCGGTGATGAATTTAAATCTATAGCATATTTCCCTGTATCATTAGTTGATACATATAGAACAAGTGAAGTAGATACTTTAATAAGAAATAACGCGGCGTCGTATACAATAGCTTTAGGAGGCTAACTTAATGAGCAAGAAATTAATCCATAAATACACGTTTGACGCGTCTGCTCAGACCGTCACGCTTGATGGTATTTATGGTCAAGATCGTCTTTTGATGATCACAAATATCACCGATAATATTATCATTTACTTGTTCAATAGCCCCGAATTAGGTCTTACCAACTATTCAATTGATACAGTAGCAGAAACAACGACATTGAGTTTGGTGTATGATACATCATTGATGTCTGATTCGGATACGTTACAAATTTATACAGAAACTGATAGTCAATCATTTAGACCTGATAAATCATATACAGATCCTGTTTCAAAGTTCCGTGTCAGTACACCAGAGAACTTGATTGATACTGACTTTGAATATGGTTTACAAAGTACCAAGTGGGAAACTCTCGAGCTTACGAAGAATATTCCTACCTTCTATGCTCGTAATGGTGACCAAGAAATTACATTAACTGATGTTACTACATTTGCTGATAGTAGTACTATTACCGTTACAACATCTGCGGCTCATGGACTACAGCGTGGCTCACCAGTTATTATAGTTGGTACATCAACATCAACTGCAGATGGTGGTTTCCTAGTACAGAGTGTGCCTGATATAACAACATTTACATATCAAGCTAAAGCATCTCAATCTACTGCAACATCTATTCTAGAGACATATACACAACTATTTCCAGGATCAATTTATTCTGGTACTGAGTTTAAACTAGCAAACGTTGGTGGTATTACAACTGATGGTGGTACACCAAGTGTACTTACAGTAAATACTCAATATCCAACTAATTTTACTGCTGGTACAAGTATGGCATTGGCAAATACTTTTGCACAATCAACCATTCCATTTCTCACAAATAATATTGAACCTGATAACTATATTGCAATTGATCAATCATATACAAGTGCTACAGCAACGGGAGAGAATTCCGGTTTTGCACTTGGTGGTGTCAATTGGATTAATATTATTCCACAAAATACACTTGGTCGCAATACCATATATTTTGAGGAAGGTTCTCTTGATGTAAATACCACCGACAATACAATTCGATTTGACACACCTCACGGATTTTCTAGTTTAGATTCCATTATCTATATGTGTGATGCGGGAACCAATACACCGATTGGTGGTATTACCGTCATGCGGGGCTATTACATTACCGTTGTTGATACATATACCATTCAGCTTCGTCTGACGCGTAGTGTTACAGGCACAATTGTAAGCCTAACATCAAATGGTGTAAGTGGTGGTATTACCAAATCATGTTTTGTAATTGGTATTGGTCAAGGTGTCACATCACATACCGCTTCAACTGATAGAGCTACTTATTATGCTGCTCACGGCTTTAGCACGACAACAGCAAATAATAGATATTTTGCAATTCGGGATAATGATAATGTAGGAATTCCCAACTTAACTGATACAACTAGTATTGCTCTTACTAATAATTCTAGTTATGATTATTGGGCTGCGCGTACCGCATCTACTTCACATACTGCTAGATCCACTTCAAGTGCTGGTATTACTGCACTAAGTGATACAACAACTGATTATCATGTAATGCATGTTTCAAACTCTAGGCCTAGTGGCTCAAGTAGTTTGTATTTGCCATCACATGGTTTGAGTACTGATGATATTGTAAATTTAACGGCGACTGCTGGTACACTACCCCTAGCTCTTACATCAGGTAATTATTATCGAGTTGTAAAAGTTTCTGATGATAGAATCTCGTTTAAAGATATTGCTGGAGCTGATATTCTATTTTCTGATGGTGGATCCACAGATCTTCAGTATCGTATTACTGCCATTCTTCCCATTAGTACTAGTGATACCATTACTATTGCTAATAATCAGCTTAATGACGGCGATGCAATTATTTATTCTGAAACTGGTGGAACTACAATTGGTGGTTTAACTGATGGCGTGACATACTATGTGGCGCGTAAGTCTGGTGATACGTTCAGCTTATCAACCACACCAAATGTAATTAATTCAACCCTTACTTTGGCCAATCAAACAGCGACTTATGTTGATACAACAAATAGTTATATTATAGGTCAGACACATGGTTTCACTACAGGCCAGGCAGTTGAATATATTGCAGCAACACCAATACCTGGATTAAGATCAGGTGAAGTTTATTTTGCTCGAAGTGTAACATCGGATTCATTTAGTCTTCACCCAACCGCAGCTGAAGCATCTGCCAATACTAATAAGACAATATTATATGCAGTCAGCACAGGTACTTCATTATTCAATGGATTGAATCTTGTTGATATCACAAGTACCCCTTCTGGTGAGACACAAAACTTTATTGCAAACTTTGTAGGCGCTGCTGATGGAATTTATGAAGTAGTCTCAACTGCAGCTGATCAATTATCATTTACACTTTCATCAGGTAATACGGTAACACCAAGAAATATTACTGGCACTTGTCAAGAATTATTTGCTCCAACGGTTGATGGATTTTTCTATGAAGATCACGGTCTACTATCAGGCACCCCAGTTTTATATACAGAAACTGGTACGGTTAATATAACAGGTCTTACAGATAGTACGACTTATTATATTATTAAAGCTAGTAAAGATATTTTTAAACTAGCAACAACTCAAGCAAATGCACTTGATGGCATTGCAATATCATTGACCGATTCTGCTGTAAGCGCAGACCAAGATGGTACACTAACTTTTACAGGAACATCAATTGTTGGTTCATTTGTTGCTAGTGGTACAATTACATATGCTGCAAGTGCTACAACAATTTACGGCCAAGATACTGCATTTACCTCATATTTTAATGCTGGGGATACATTCTCTATTAACATCCCGCCAGAATCTGTCACCACGGCATTAAGCTCTGCTAGTGATACAAGTGATTATTTTGAGACCGCCACCAACCATGGGTTAACCGATGGTATGATGATTCGCTTTACGGGCACAACACCATTGACTGATGTTGACTTTGATAAAAACTATTTTGTCAACTGTTCTGTTACGGGTGCTGCAACTACTAGATTTGCTGTTTATTATTCTGAAACTGATGCATCGGCCGATAGTAATAAAATTGATATTACTAGTACTACCATTACCGGTGCTAGTGTGATAAGTGTGCCTGATAGTGGTTCGGTTATTCAAAGAACAATTGATTTTGTTAATAGTGATACACAATTAACGGTCACTGAAGCATTACCCGCGCAGGCACAATCAAGTATTAGTTATTTCCTTAATACCGGTTTACTCTTACGTTCTGATGGTTTTGCTTTACATCGCCCATATGATGGTGGTGTTGAGTTAATTCCTTCAAGCAATCCAGATAGCACGATGATTAGACAGACACGGAAATATTTCCGTTATCAATCAGGTAAAGGTATCCAGGTTAGTTTTGCCGTTAACTTTAGTCCAACAAGTGGTGTTGATACATTTACCAGATCTGGTTCAACAGGAACAATTACAACAAGATTTCCCCATCGTCTGACTGTTGGATTGAATATCACAACATCCGGTGCTACAAATGCCGAAGCAAGTATTTGGAATGGTTCACATACAGTTACTGCAATTGTTGATGATTATACATTTGAAGTGGGTTTATCTAGTACGCCTTCTGATGCTTTTGCTCAAGGAATTATTGAATATTATATTAATCGTTGGATTAATAGTTCACTTCGTTGTGGATTATTTGATGACCAAAACGGTATTTACTTTGAATATGATGGTGATGAAATTTATGTTTGTCGTAAATCATCTACTCTCCAATTGGGTGGATATGCGACAGTGGAATTTAGAAGTGGTATTGTTACTGGTAGTAATACAAGGTGGAGTTCACAACTTTCCGTAAATGATATGATTGTTATTAAAGGACAATCATATCAAATTACAAGAATTGATAGTGACACTAGAATGTATATTAGTCCTAGTTATAGAGGTGCAAGTTCAGATAAGGTTATTCTTACAAAAACCATTGTTTCTAAAATTGCTAGACCTGATTGGAATGATGATGTCTGTGATGGCACTGGCCCTTCAGGTTATGTATTAGACATCCATAAAATTCAAATGGTCTATATTGATTATTCATGGTATGGTGCGGGTAAAGTAAGATTTGGATTTAAAGATCAATATGGTGATGTTATGTATGTACATGATATGATCCATAACAATAAGTTAACAGAAGCATATATGCGTTCTGGTAACCTACCTGCTCGTTATGAAATTCAGAATTATGGGGCACCATCTTATGTTCCAGCACTACCACACTGGGGTACTTCTGTTATTATGGACGGTAGATTTGATCCGGATAAAGCATACACATTTAATGCAAGTTCCAATAACATTACTGTAACTGGCGCTGCATCAATTACGGCATCAGCCAAAATTGACTATCTTAACACATATACACAACGAGTGGGTAGAAATAACTTATCCATAGGTTATGGTTTATTGTTGGATGCGGCTGATGCAAATCTTGCCGCCATTACAGATGGTGTTACCGTTAGTGGTGCTGGATTGGCAGCAGCAACACGTGCACGTAATCCAATCAGTACAAGTGTAACACCATATCAGCCGTATTTGCCTTCAGTATTGTCGAGAGAAGGTACTGATTTTGCTACACAAGAAGTACGTAACTTAATTGTTCTAGATAAACAACCAACTGCTACTGCTGGTACTTCAAGTACATATACTTTTGCTGTAAGTGGTGGTACTACCACAGATTTAACTGTAGCAATTCCTCTCATCAGTATTCGACTTTCACCAAGTGTTGATACAGGCACACCTGGCTTCTTGGGTGAACGTGAAATTATTAACCGTATGCAGTTGATTTTGCAACAGGTTGGTGTTTTGACTACTCACGCAATTGAAGTTAGATTGGTACTTAACGGTCAGGTAAGTAGTGATGCTTGGCAACGTGTTACAAATCCAAGCTTGAGTCAATTGATCATTCATTCATCAAATGATAGTATCACAGGTGGTGCGAGTGTATTTAAATTCCGTGCTGCTGGTGGTACCGGAACAACAGACCGTAGTCAGAATTTGACAATTCAAGAATTGGGTGAAGTTGCAACACTTGGTAACTCTATTCTTGGTGGTGATGGTACATTTCCTGATGGTCCAGATGTATTGACAGTGGTTGCAGTTCTTACGGAAGATCCATCTACCGTTTCAGATACAAATCCATATATTGTATCAGGTCGTATTAGTTGGTCCGAAAGTCAAGCGTAAGATAAAGAATATAAATAGAACTATACAAATAGGATTTCATATGATTTCGGAAAATTTAAAAACAGTTCTTGCTACAACCTTTGTCTTTTATCTAAAAGCCCATAAGTTTCATTGGAATGTTATGGGCAATGACTTTGCCCAATATCACGAATTTTTTGGTGAGTTATATGAAGAAACTTATACTGCGGTAGATCCTATTGCAGAATTCATTCGGACACAGGGTGTATTTTCACCAGGTTCATTAACTGAATTTGCTGAGATGTCCAACATTAAAGATAGTGTTGATGATCTGAGTGATGGTATGGCAATGGTTCAAACATTGGCTACAGATAATCAATTAATACTTAATATATTAAATCAAGCATATGATGTGTCTGAAGCAGAGCGCACATTTGATGTCAGTGATATGTTGGCAGGAAGAATTGCTGCACATAAGAAACACGGTTGGATGTTAAATGCATTCTTAAATAGACAACAGGGATAAATCAGATGGCGTCTCCTAATAGTAGAGCTACATTAATTGACTATTGTAAGCGCAAGCTTGGTGAACCAGTAATTGAGGTTAACGTTGACGAAGATCAAGTTGATGATCGAATTGATGAAGCCCTAGATTATTATAGGGAATACCATTCTGATGCCACGGTCAGGACTTACCTAAAACATCTTGTGACTGCTACAGATGTAGCAAATCAATATATTACTCTGTCGACGGATATTATTTACGTCACAAAGTTGTTTCCAATTACATCAACATTTGCCAATAGTCGCAATTTCTTTGATATTAAATATCAAATTATGTTGAATGATATGCATAACCTTGCCGGTTTTGTTGGCGATTTGGCTTATTACGAACAGATGCAACAGTACTTATCTCTTCTCGAGACCAAGTTAAATGGTGTACCACAGGTTCAGTTCTCGCGTAGACAAAATAGACTCTATATCTTTGGTGACTTTGCTGATGAAGATATTAAAGAAGGTGATTATATTGTTGCCGAAGTCTATGAGACAATTAATCCAGAGACACATACCGCGATCTATAACGATAAGTGGTTAAAAGCATATTCAACTGCATTGATTAAACAACAGTGGGGTCAGAACCTTATTAAGTTTGATGGTATGCAACTACCTGGTGGTGTTACACTAAATGGCCGACAAATGTATGATGATGCTACTGGTGAGTTAGAGAAATTAAAAGAAGACATTCGACTTGAGAATGAAATGCCACCAGACTTCTTTGTGGGATAATAATGCGTAATCTATACTTTTCAGACCAGGTAAGATCAGAGCAAAATCTTTATGAAAATATTATCATTGAGTCGCTTAAGATCTACGGTCAAGACGTTTATTATCTACCACGCACACTGGTAAATGAAAATAGAATCTTTGGTGATGATGTTCCGTCACAGTTCAATTCATCTTATAAGATTGAGATGTATATTGAAAACATTGAAGGCTTTGATGGCGAAGGTGACCTATTCAGTCGCTTTGGTGTAGAGATTAGAGATGAAGCAACATTTGTTGTAGCACGGAAACGTTGGGCAACAACTGTTGGTAAGTATCAGAATGAAATAACTAATGATAGACCAAATGAAGGTGATTTAATTTACCTACCATTGACAAAGAAATTATTTCAGATTAATCATGTTGAGCATGAGCAACCATTTTACCAATTGGGTAACTTGCCGCTCTATAAGATGCGTTGTCAACTCTTTGAGTACAATGATGAGAATCTTAATACCGGTGTTGATAATATTGATGCAATTGAACAAGCCAATGCATATGAATATATACTGAATCTAAATACTACGAGTGTTGCCAATAGAATTGGTGATACTGCAACACAGATTTTGGATTCTGCCTCTGGCCTGCAAATGGTTGGTGAAGTATCACGTTGGTCAGATTCAGATCGTAACTTACATCTCATTCATATTGGTGCCAATGATGGTAAATATCATGAGTTTGTGACATCAAGACCAATTAGAATAACAGGGGATTATAGAGCAGATTCTGATTTTACTATTCTATCAATTAGTGAAAATAATCAAATTTCCAATAATGAACAGAATGATGACTTCAGTACATTATCGGATGATTTCTTAGACTTTACAGAAGCTAATCCTTTTGGTGATCCGGAGAATAATTAATGTTTGGAACGTATTTTTATCATGAAAAGGTTAGAAAAGCAGTAGCCATTTTTGGTCGTCTGTTTAATAATATATACGTCCTTCGGAAGAACTCTTCTGGTAGCGTCATTAGCCAAGTGAAGGCACCATTGTCGTATGCGCCAAAGTCCAAATATTTGGAACGTATTAGAGAAAATCCAAGTCTTACCGATAATAGTCAAGTCGCCATTAAGTTGCCACGGATGTCTTTTGAAATTACATCCTTTGCATATGATACATCACGTCAGTTGGCAAAGACTAGTACATTTAATACACTAGGTTCGGTATCGACTACAAGACAATCATTTTTTGCACCAGTACCCTATACACTTACATTTCAATTAAATGTATATGCAAAATCTCATGATGATGCATTACAGATTGTTGAGCAAATTTTACCGTATTTTAATCCTCAGTATACGTTATCTGTTAAACCATTTCCTACGGTATATCCAGAGTTTAAAGAAGATGTACCTATTGCAATGCAATCGTTATCATTTACTGATGATTATGATGGTGCATTAGAGCAAAGAAGAACTATAATATATACTTTGGATTTTGAGATGAAAATCAATTTCCACGGACCTGTTGCTCAATCCAGTGTTATTAAAACTGCTATTACAGACCTACATCAAATTGGGGTTGGTTTGGCAGATTCTGATGTTAAATTGGAAACACTAACCACCACACCGGATCCATTAGGTTCATTTGGTTCTGCTGATAGTGATTTTGGATTTGATACAATAATTGATTTGGCTTTTGCCGATAGTGCTTAAACATTATGAATGATTCTGATAATATTAAAACTGATTATGAATATTCACGTGACACATATTATGATCTGATTAATAAAGGTAAACAATCACTGGATTTAATGATTGAAGTTGCTCGTGAATCAGAGCATCCTAGAGCATTTGAAGTCTTGGCTACGATGATTAAAAACGTCAGTGATGTTAATGATAGATTAATGGATCTAAATAAAAAGAATAAAGACATTAATCAAAAAGAGCCAAGTAATAAACCACAAGCACAAATAGAGAATCAACAGAATAATATATTTCTTGGTTCTACTGCTGAATTACAAAAACTATTACAACAAACTAACGCGATAGATGTAACACCAAAAACTTAGGAGGTTCTTATGGTAGAAGTTCAGTCTGTTTTAAACAGAGTAATGCAACTGAAAGAATTCTTTGTCGAATTTGAATTATCCGAAGATTTTTGTTTTCATGGTAGGTTACCATTTAGTCTAATTATTAATGAACAAGGGTTTTCTGTAGCCAAAGTACTTGCACTTTCACAAGACGAAGCAGATTATAAGGTATTGAATTATTTTATGCAATCTGGTGAGTACTGGCTCGCCGAAGAGGATGATGAAGATGATGAAGATGAGGATGAATGATAGTTAATGAATCTTATCTCGGTAACCCTAATGTTAAACGAGATGGAATAAATCAGCAATGGACTACTGAGTTAATCCAAGAGTATGCCAAGTGCATGCACGACCCAGAGTACTTTACTGAAAAATATATTAAAGTTATTTCACTTGATAAAGGTCTAGTACCCTTTAATCTATATCAGTATCAACGTAATATGTTTGCAGAGTTTAATGCAAACAGATTTAATATTGTTTTGGCATGTCGGCAAAGTGGTAAATCCATATCTGCTTGTGCATATTTACTTTGGTATGCTTTATTTCATTCAGAGAAAACAATTGTAATTCTTGCCAACAAGGGTGATACGGCACGTGAAATGTTGAGTCGTATTACATTGATGTTGGAAAACATTCCATTCTTTTTACAACCTGGCACAAAAGCACTGAATAAAGGTTCAATTGAGTTTTCAAATCACTCACGGATCTTGGCACGTGCAACCTCAGGTTCCTCTGTCCGAGGCTTATCAGTTAACTTATTGTATTTGGACGAGTTTGCCTTCGTTGAACGTGCCACAGAATTCTATACTTCAACATACCCTGTAATTGCTGCTGGTACTGAGACCAAAGTTATTATTACATCCACAGCAAATGGTATTGGTAATACATTCCAAAAGATCTGGGAAGGCGCCATTCAAGGTGTAAGTGAATTTAAACCATTCCGTGTTGATTGGTGGGATGTTCCAGGCCGAGATGAAGCATGGAAGAAGCAGACAATTGCCAACACAAGTCAATTGCAATTTGACCAAGAATTTGGAAATACTTTCTTTGGTACTGGTGATACACTAATTAATGCAGAGACATTAATGGAGTTTAGATCTGCCGAACCTATCCGAAGATTGGAAAATAATTGTCTCAACGTATATAAAGAGACCGTAAAAGGCCATGAGTATATCATGACCGTGGATGTAAGTAAGGGAAGAGGCCAGGACTATTCTACGTTTAACGTGATCGATATTACTGTGAGTCCGTTTGAACAGGTTGCCGTATATCGCAATAATGTTATGTCTCCCATTCTCTTCCCTAATATTATCTATAAGTATGCGAAAATCTACAATGAAGCATATGTTGTAATTGAAGCTAATGATCAAGGTGGTGTCGTCTGTAATGGACTTTACCATGACTTGGAGTATGAAAATATGCACGTAGAGTCTGCAGTCAAGGCAAATGCACTTGGTGTGGAAATGACTCGTAAAGTAAAACGTCTGGGTTGTTCTGCAATTAAAGATGTATTAGAAAATAATAAACTTAAAATTGTAGATGAAAATACAATTCTAGAAATTTCAACATTCGAAGCTCGTGGTCAGTCTTATGAAGCCAGTAATGGTAACCATGATGACCTGATGATGAACTTAGTTATGTTTGGATATTTTATCTCTACTCAATACTTTAATGATATGACAAATATTGATCTTAAGACAATGTTGTTTGAGCAAAAGATGAGAGAGATTGATGATGATATAGTTCCTTTTGGTTTTATTGATGATGGTAGTGATCACATTGCACAAATAGAAACACATCCTGGTTCTGCTTGGGCTATTGAATACGACCCAAATTTTTAAAATTATAAATAATAGGTATTGAGAAAACAACCGTATTATGAGATCATATCATTAACCTAAAAGGAAAAAAAGATGGCACTTTCAGCACCTACCGAATCTCCTGCGGTTGTAGTTAGAGAAATTGACTTAACAGGCGGCGTACCGAATGTTCAGTCTACTACAGGCGCAATTGTGGGACAATATCGTTGGGGTCCAATTGGACAAAGACAATTGATAGCAAATGAATCAGAACTAGTAGCTACATTTGCAGCACCAACGACAGATAATAATGGCGCATTTTTATCAACCACTCAATTTTTAAAATATTCAAGCACTCTTCAAGTTGTTCGTGAAACACGTGACGGCGTAGATAGTGGTGATACCAATGCAATTGCATTCTCTGCTGGTACTCCAAGCACTGCTTTTAAACATCAAATCGGTAATGATGAAGTGTTTAGAAATGTACAAGATACACTAGCAGCATACGATAGTGATGGATACGGCAATGCTGGTAATATCCAATTTATTGCTAGATATGCTGGCGCATTGGGTAACAGTCTACAGGTTTCTATTTTACCTGCCGACACAACCGATAGCAACTTTGATGCATGGACTTATTCAGGTAGTTTTAATTCTAGACCTGGCACGTCCGTATTTGCTCAAGGCAAAGGTTCAACTGGTGACGAAGTTCACATTGCTGTGATTGACCAAGATGGTGCATTTACTGGCACTAGAGGTACTGTTCTTGAAACATTCCCCAACTTGTCAATTCTAAGAGATGCAAAGAACTCTGAAGGTACTAGTGTTTATGCTAAAGAAGTAATTAATTCTAGATCTGAGTATGTTAGATTCTTAAACTTTACATCAGCTTTGGATTCTGCTGGTGCTGGTGATTTAACATCTTTAAGCACATCTTACTACGCTGATTCTGCTGATAGAGTAGCATCAACAATTTCAATGGTTAATGGTAATGATACTGCTCTTATTGGTGTTGATGACACATTAAGAGGTTACGGTTTATTTGCAGATAAAGATCAAGTTGAAGTTGATTTTATTATTGCACCCAGTGCTACCACACAAGTACTACAAACTACAGTAGTGAATGCTTTGGTTGCTATTGCTGAAGGTCGTAAAGATTGTATTGTTGTTGCATCTCCTGATAGAGCAGCAGTACTAAATACTTCTAATGATGCAACGAGAGTTACGAATACTCTTACAACGGTTGGTACATTTACAAAATCATCATACCTGGTTGTTGATAATAACTTCCTAAAAGTATATGATAAGTACAATGATGTATATCAATTTATCCCTGCATCATCTACCTGTGCTGGTATCATGGCGGCAACGGACTTTAACCGTGCTCCTTGGTTCTCTCCTGCTGGTTCAAGACGTGGTCAGTTGTTAGGTGTTACTGCTTTGGCATATAGCCCAACAAAAGGTCAACGCGATTCATTGTATAAGGCTGGTGTTAACCCCATTGCCAATATCCCTGGCCAAGGTGTATTGCTCTTTGGTGATAAAACATTCCTAGGCCGTGTTTCTGCCTTTGATAGAATTAACGTAAGACGTTTGTTCTTGGTATTGGAAAGAGCAATTGGTAAGGCAGCAGAACAAGTATTGTTTGAATTTAACGATGAGTTCACCCGTGCAGAATTTGTTAATATTGTTGAACCAGTGCTTCGTGAAGTACAAGGCAGACGTGGTATTACCGACTTCCGTGTTGTTTGTGACGAAACGAATAATACTTCAGCAATTGTTGACAGAAATGAATTCATTGCAAGTATCTTTATCAAACCTGCTCGTTCAATCAACTTCGTCACATTGAACTTTGTGGCCGTTAGAACTGGTGTCGACTTTGATGAAGTCGTCGGTACAGTTTAATAATAGAGTCATAGGAGAAACAAAATGGCAATTTTAGGCGTAGATGATTTTAAATCAAAACTTAGAGGTGGTGGTGCTCGGCCCAACCTCTTTAAGGCTACTATTAATTTCCCAGGTTATGCAAATGGTGATGCTGAACTGACTTCATTCTTATGTGAAGCGGCTCAGTTACCTGGCTCTACCTTCGGTATTATTAATGTACCTTTCCGTGGTCGTATCTTAAAGATGGCTGGTGACCGTACATTCCCTGAGTGGACAGTAACCATTATCAACGATACGGACTTTAGTATTAGGAATTCATTTGAACGTTGGATGAACGGCATTAATTCTCATTCTGCAAATACGGGCCTTGCTGCTCCTATTGCTTATGAGGCAGATTTGTTTGTTGACCAATTGGATCGTAATGGTGAATCCGTCAAACGCTATAACTTCCGTGGTTCATTCCCTACGGATTTATCAGCTATTGATTTAAGTTATGCAACGACTGATGAAATCGAAAGATTCCAGGTCACGTTTGCATATCAGTACTTTGAGTCTGATACTACAACTTAAATATATAAGAGGTGGGGTGGATTATTCCACCCCTAATCTCAAGGATTAAATTAAATGGCAGACGAAAAAAGTATTAAATTATTTGGTTTTGAAATAAAAAGGGCAAAGACAGAGAACCCTGATAAGACGCCGTCCATTGTTCCTGCCAGAGATGATGATGGTGCCGGTTATGTAACCGCAGGCAACATGTATTATGGGCAATATTTAAATATCGATGGTGACGAGACCAAGGATAACCATCAATTAATTATGCAGTACCGTGGTGTTGCTTATCAACCTGAAGTTGATATGGCAATTGAAGACATTACAGGTGAAGCAATTTCTACATCAGAACTCAAACAAAACGTTGATATCAATATGGATAACGTTGATGGAGTATCTGAATCTATTAAGAAGCAGATCAAAGAGGAATTTGATACTGTTTATAATATGCTCGACTTTGGTGAGTATGGGCATGATATTTTCCGTCGTTGGTATGTTGACGGCAGATTGTACCACCATCTAGTGGTAAATGAATCTAATTTAAAAGCAGGCATTCAGGAAATTAGACCTATTGATGCTTCAAAGATTCGTAAAGTAAAACAAATTAAGAAGAAAAAAGATCCTGCAACTGGTGTTGATCTCATTGAAAATGTTGATGAGTATTACATCTACCAAGAGAAACCAGGCGCAAGAACCGGTGGTGTTAAGCTTACGGATGATTCTGTGAGTTATATTACCTCAGGTCTTTTGTCTGAAGACCGTAAAAAGATTGTTTCTTACCTACACAAGGCATTGAAACCAATCAATCAATTGCGAATGATGGAAGACTCTCTTGTCATCTATCGTTTGGCTCGTGCACCAGAACGCCGTATTTTCTATATTGATGTTGGTAACTTACCAAAAGGTAAAGCCGAAGAATATATGAAAAATATTATGTCACGGTATCGAAATAAGTTAGTGTATGATGCACAGACTGGTGAGATCCGTGATGACCGTAAGCATATGTCAATGCTTGAAGATTTTTGGTTGCCTCGCCGTGAAGGTGGTCGAGGTACAGAGATCACAACACTACCCGGTGGTGATAACCTAGGTCAAATTGATGATATTATTTACTTCCAAAAGAAACTATATCGTTCGTTGAATGTTCCTATAAGTAGACTAGAGCAAGAGAATAATTTTAGTCTTGGTAGATCAACAGAAATTAGTCGGGATGAATTAAAGTTCCAAAAGTTTATTGATAAACTACGCCGTAGATTTAGTCATCTATTCTTGGGTATTCTCAAGAAACAACTCATTCTTAAAGGTATTATTACTGAAGAAGATTGGAATGAGTGGAAACAGGATATTATTGTTGACTTTGTACGTGATAATCATTTCACTGAGTTGCGTGATGCAGAAATGTTACGTGAAAAGATTACAATGCTTGATCAA